CCATTTATTTTTCTAGTCATTGTTCTTATATCTTTAGCATCTGCCTCATTATTTAATTTGTTTTTAGTCCAATACCAAATTGCAGATAGTAAAGCCGTTGGTATATGGTCACATAGTAGATCTGGATCATCCATCACAGTTTCTGGATCATCAAAGAAATCATTAGCAAAGTTTTTATAGTTATCCTTACCAGTTAATTGGATTGGGCCTCTTCCTCTATAGAACCAACCATCTCCAGATTCTGTATCACCATTACCCATACGGTTAGCATAGATTACGTTGGCAATTTTTTCTGGTTGTCTATGATAATCCTCCGCTTCTCGGCCGGCATTCTTAAAGTATTTTGGAAAAACTTTATTAAGAGCGTCAGCCGAGTAGTTGAGGTTTTCTTTAAGTACTGTAAATCCATTAGATTCATGACCACATTGAGCAATAAAAGCGGCCACCCTCAAAGGAGTATCAATTTCGAACTTCGGAAAGTATTCCATCATCGCCTCATACCATTCCTCTACTTTATCATTCCTAGATGGTAGTAATTCTTTTAATTTGTCTTGTGTCAAAAATTCTAATGTCATATCAGTTCCTTATTTTTCTTCTTTCCATAATGTCCATGCGCCCCATAGGATTGCACCCCATGCAGCAAGATGAACTAACGGATGAGCAACTAAAGCTAATACACCAACGGCGATTAGTGCTGCACCATCCCATGATGTTCTTTCAGCCCAGCGTGCTTTTACCCACTCTGTTACTGTATGTAATAAAACGTCCATAAATTTTCCTTATTTTTTGTTCCAGATGACCCAAAGGATCCATACTGATACTAAGCCCACAACACCTTCTGAGCCTAGAGCCTTCACAACTCCTACTACAGAACCAATAACATCAGTTGCTGGTAAGAATGCCAAAGCTGACCCTTTAAAAAGAACTTCCAATACTATTAACATTGCCATTACAGAAACAGCAACATCAGCAATACCAGCTGCCCATTTTTTTACGAGTGCTAAAACGTCCATAAGTTTTCTCCTTATTATTCGACAACATCCTCATATCTTAATTTGGCAACAATATAATCCTTTACCAAACTAGATCTGACAATATCATCTACTGTAAATTCGATACGCTCAAACGATTCCATATGCTGAGCAATATCGAAGAATTTCATCAAACCAGATTTATCATTTGCTTTCTTTAAATCAGTTTGACGATAATCTCCACACCAAATTATTTTTGATCTGTAACCTACCCTCGTCATTACAGTATCTATTTCTTCAAAATTCATGTTTTGTATTTCGTCCACAATAATAATGGCATCATCAAAAGACATCCCACGAATAAATGATGTAGAAATAAATTTAACATAGCCTTGTTCCTCAAGCCTTGTCCAAGCATCTTTTCTGTCAAAAAGAGTCTCACAAATTTGCCTGTAAGGTTGTTCATAAATTTCCATCTTCTCTGCTACGTCACCGGGAAGATGTCCCATGTCACGAGATTGTACTGCACTTCTCACGACAATGATCTTTTTAAAGTAAGTATTTTTATTTAATACCTCTTCAATTGCTTTATATAAAGCACAAAATGTTTTGCCTGTACCTGCCACACCATGCAGGGCTATAAAATAACTTCCTATTTTGTATGCATCAAAAAATTTCTTTTGATTATCAGTCAATGGCTCAAATTTATTGAGCATGTCAGGTTTAATAGTTAATGAATTACTTTTTGTGACCTTTTCACTGCCGCTGACTACAACAGTAGGTCTAGCACGACGCGCCATAGAATCCTTTTAGATATTTGATGATTTGTTTAAAGTTGAACCTGGGGTTCTTTCATGGATTTTTTGTAGCACCTCCTTGAAACCACCATCTTTTCGTCTACTTGCATCTAAACGATCTGGTGGAATAATGCCATTATCAGCGGTACTCAATATTACTGGTTGGATGTGAGGGTTATCTTTAAGATAACTTTCTTTTGTAGAGATACTCATAAACTTTTCAAATACTTCTCCAGTTTTAGTATCTTTAAAATCATATAAAGGCATAACATTCCTTTTATTGTTATGATTGTTTATTTATAACAAGTTTTTATTCAACTAACTTAAAATTACCAGATATTGATACCCTAGTTTCCTTATCCATATTTTTAGTTACTTTATGTTTTAAATATCCAGGGAAGATAATAAGCATACCTTCCTTAGGTTCTATTGTTGAAATTGGTGTTCTTTCGTCTGTATCATTCAATACAAATACCAATTTCCCTGCTTTTTCAGGTACTTTTGCATAATATACCCATGAAAAATCTACCAGGCCTATATGACCATGTACATGCAAATCCGTTGATTCCAAATGATGATGGATTTGTGACCAATAATCTACCATCATCATATTATGATCTTCTCCATATTGTGTCATATAATTAATTAGTTTCTCAGATTCAGATCCTTTATGTACTTTTAAATATGTATCTTCATATCTAGTACATGCTGGATCAGCTGATCTTCTTTTAGGTAAAACCAATACTTCTTCTGCCAATTTTTTATTATTAATACTAGGGATTTGTAATATCCCTGCATCAATTTTAAACAAATTTTTAATCATTTAAATAATCTAGCAAATATACATTTGGATTTACCTTTATCACTTACAAATCTTTTTTCTATTTCTATATTTGTAATATGATCCAAATATTTTTGTTGATTAGATGCTGGTAAAGCTACCATTGAATAATGTTCCTGAGGTATTAACATATAATGTGCAATAGGAGTACCTGCAGGTATTTTAATATAATCATTGGTTGCCTTCCATTTTAATTGTACATTTATTTGAGCCACACCATATTCTTGAGAATAGAATCCAGGTAATGTAGTAAAATGAGTATCATCTGAATATGGTACAGAATTTTCAAAAAGATAATATCCTTTTGGTACAATACATCTCCATGGTGTATTAATTTTAATAACACAATTTAATGAATCATTCCAACCACCATAAAAATCTGATAATTGATCTTTAGGATTAAATCCTACAACATCATCACCATATGAAGAAGAACTAGTCCATTCAAAGGTTTGTTTATCTCCATTTGTTTTAATTGTAATATCCTGCCAGGTTTTTAAAATCCAACCATGTCTAATTAAATTAAAAATACCAGGGCATTTTACTGTATGAGTAAATTTTTCTTTGCCAAAATTTTCATGTTTTGTTTGTTCAACAAAATCTTTTTGAGCATTTGACCACCAAGCAGGTTTGTATTCACATGCTGGAATAATAGGTTGTATATCTACTACTTCTGGCAATAAAGAAAAAAATTCTACTTTAGGTTTAGGTTTGAATAAATTGTGGAACATGTCGTTTTTTCCAAGCAAACATTCTAGTTTTTTCACCATTATAATAATTATGGTATGATTGAATTGAATTACCCGGTACCTTATATTGGTCTGGCATTGCAGGTGTAGGTTCTGTGAATGGTTTATCCGGTATATTTGTTGGTATGTACCTTAGATGTTCTGCCAATTCAGAACATTTGTGTATTTTTTCATATCGATATGTATATTCACGCAATAGTTCTATCAATAGATTGTACAACCATTTGTAATTTTTTCTTGATGCTCGGGCCCAGATTGCTGATGGATGATTAACATGAGTAGCATGATAAAGAATTCGTTCTCTGTTATCTGGAAGAGTCCATCGTTTTGCTTTTCTACCGGTTTTGGTATGACCAATCATTTCATGGCCATCAAGTATTCTATGTGCTGTGGATAATAATTGACATGTTTCTACAATCATTTTAACACAATGTTTATCAACATGATATTGTGCACACAATTGTGGGTTTTCATGTAAGTAAAATATGTTCATATTAATTAGTTAAAGTATAACAAAAGAACCACAATAATCCTAATAGATAAATTATTGTAAACACAAATATTATTATATCAAATAAAGATATTAAAGTAAATTTATTTTTCAGTTTTTGGAATAAATCCAGCATCTTCAACTAACTTCCTTGTAATTTTTTTATAAAGTTTATTTAATTTTTGTTCTTTAACTGCCAAAAGAAGTTGTGCTTCAGTAGGATGGACATTTTCTAATAATTCAATAAACAAAGCTTCTCGTCTTATTGGTTTTATATCTTCTCTACAGAATACATAAAGTTTTTTAATTTCCATTGAAAGATTTGCTCTACTCATACCAAGGGGTGCAGGATCTTCCCTATATGGTGGGTTACCTTCCGGTAAAATAAATTTCTTTTCAGGTATAAATGCATATTCAAATAATAATTTTAATGGACTATTATCCTTATATTGGTCTATATTTTTTACATCCGTATTAATATCTTCTAGCATTTCTGTGATATATTTTGCCATTAGAATTCCTCTATATCATCGAGTAATAATCGACATTTGTGTTTAATTAAATAGTCCATTACTTTCATTTTATCACCTTGTGGTTTGGTTGTCTCATAGGTTTCAATAATAGTATTATGGACCTGTTTAGGAATATATTCAAAATTGACCAACATTATATTTCGTTGGTAATTTCTTTTTTCCTCTTCATTGCGACAAGCATCAATTCCTTTTTCCATAAATTCCATAATGCGTTTTTTAGAAAAAGGTTTTTGTCGCTCCTGGTTAATGAATACATCATCTTTACTAAGGATATTAGGTACACCATCACCACTATCACCCTTAACAATATGTGTTGTAATATATTCATCAATTTCCTTTTGACTGGCCTCTACATATTTCTTTTGCATTGGTGACCATTGTCTTACATTCTTATTCTTTTGTAATTGTATAAAGTCTTTGTCCGAAGATACAATTAATATCTTTTGTGGTTCTGCAAACAAACCTTCTTGTATTAATTCATGTTCTTGTGAATATTTAACCAGTGTAGCAATTACATCGTCTGCCTCTGCTTTATCCACATGAAGTACTCTATATGGAAAATGTTGTTTAAGGTCCTCCCTTATTTCAGATAATGTATTAAAGATAAATTTCCAATCAAGATCAGATTTATCTCTATTCACTTTACGCATTGCTTTATAGTTAGGAAATGCATCTTTACGCCAGTATTCT